TAAACGGTGTGTAAACATCAGCCCAGCTTGGTGGCACGAAATGGATGCTGTCACTCGTCAGAAGCTTTACAAAGGTATTGCTTCTGGAGATATCTGGCTAACGAAGGTTAGGTACAACGACAAGCTGGAAAGGATCTACGGGAATGTATGCCTGGAGGTTCTCCTCCCCAGTCGAGGCACTTGCCTTTTACAACATATTTCATTAGGAGCTTGTGAACTTGGAAACCTCAGTGACGCCTTCGTGCAAGGAATGCAAGAGCTGTGCTCATTGCATGGAACTACTGGAGTCGGTGAGACGGGAGAATACCTCCCTCCTGAAATTGATCGACAGGTTGGACTTGGCGTTCTCGGATTGGCAAACCTCCTACGGCGGTACGGAGTAACTTATCGACAGTTTGGTGACGCTCTTTGGGAGTTCCTGAACGACGAGATTGAGACCAGTACCGTTGCTCACGAGATTGTCAAGGCGTGGAACGATGGCATCGAACGTGCGTCTGTGATTGCACGTGAGAACAACATGGTGCGGGCCTTTGCCATTGCACCGACTGCCTCATGTTCCTACCGTTCAAAAGACTTGGACGGCTACACCTGTACTCCTGAGATCGCTCCCCCTGTGGGACGCACTGTTGATAGGGATAGCGGCACCTTTGGTGTCCAGACCTTTGAATACGGTGACGTGGAGATCGCCCAGGACGTTGGCTGGGATGACTATGTCCGTGTGGCTAACGGTGTTGTTGAGATGTATCAGCGGTCAGGTCTCTGGCATGCATACTCTTTCAACACGTGGTCAGACATGGTGACCTACGACCGTGACTTTATTGAAGAGTGGATGGTTGGTCCCCAGACATCTATGTACTACGCACTGCAAGTGAAAGCTGACGTGCAAGATAAATCTGATGCCTATGCGGCACTAGAAGAAACAGAGGTAGATGACTATCTCGCCTCGCTTATTAACACCCCAGAACCACAATGCGATTGCGCTGAATGAACCCTTACGAAAAACTATTTAATCGAAAACGAAGCTGGACACCCGTTCAAGGTACGAGTGGAAAGGTTGTAGAAGGAGCAGAGGAGGTCATTTTTAGAGCCCTCGCTCTGCGCCACATGGAATTGCCAGTTGGTGATTTTATTCAAGATGC